CAATTACCAAATCAAGATTGGGTAAAGACGGAGTTGTATTTGAAAATTGTAAATTTAACAATGAATTATTAGAGATTGATACTGAGTCATCTGTAACTTTCTTAGGATTCGAAGAACAACAAGAAGAAAAGAAAAGAGATAGGGTTAGAGAGTTACTTGATAAGAGAAAACAAAAAGAACAATCAAAAAACACTTCAAACTAAATATCTACTTTTTTTAAAAAAAACTTATTTTTTTTTAATCAAAATATGGGTCGTATATTGTGCGACCCTATATTTATAACTAAAATCACCGATTTTTTATAAAAAAAACAAAACAAAAAAATTTAAAATGGACATTTCAAACAGGATTCTCAGTGATATTACAGTATACATGAAGTATGCTAAGTATATTCCTGAGTTGAACAGAAGAGAAACGTGGCAAGAACTAGTCACAAGAAACATGGATATGCATATCAAGCAATTTCCTAACTTAGAAAAAGAAATCAGAGAGAACTACATGTATGTGTTTAAAAAGCAAGTTCTCCCATCAATGAGGTCAATGCAATTTGCAGGTAAACCAATTGAGATTTCTCCAAATAGAATATATAATTGTGCTTTTGCACCAATAGATGATTGGAGAGTTTTTTCTGAAGTAATGTTCTTGTTGCTCGGAGGTACAGGTGTTGGATATTCTGTTCAAAAACATCATGTTGAAGCATTACCTGAAATTCTAAAACCAAATAAAGAAAGAAAAAGAAGATGGTTAGTTGCTGACTCAATTGAAGGATGGGCAGATGCTGTGAAAATTTTAGTAAAATCATATTTCTACGGTGGTTCTCATATTGAATTTGACTTCAGTGATATCAGACCTAAAGGGGCAAGATTGGTTACCTCAGGTGGAAAGGCGCCTGGTCCACAACCTTTGAAAGAATGTCTCATCAAACTCGAAGGCATTTTAGATTCAAAAGAGAACGGTGAAAAATTAAGACCAATCGAAGTTCATGATATGGTTTGTCATATTGCAGATGCGGTATTGGCTGGTGGTATTAGAAGAGCTGCACTTATTTCATTGTTCTCAGCAACTGATGATGAAATGATTGGTTGTAAGTCAGGTGCTTGGTGGGAAACAAATCCACAAAGAGGTAGAGCTAATAACTCAGCTGTGTTGCTCCGACACAAAATTACAAAAGATTACTTCATGGACCTCTGGAAGAGAATTGAAGCGAGCGGAGCTGGTGAACCCGGTATTTACTTAACCAACGATAAAGATTGGGGAACTAATCCTTGTTGTGAAATTGCGTTGAGACCATTCCAATTCTGTAACCTAACAGAAGTAAACGTATCAAATGTTGTATCGCAAGAAGATTTTGAAGACAGAGTAAGAGCTGCGGCGTTCTGTGGAACACTTCAGGCAGGATACACTAACTTCCATTACTTAAGACCTATTTGGCAAAGAACAACCGAGAAAGACGCACTTATCGGTGTATCAATGACAGGAATTGGTTCGGGTGCCGTATTAAAACTAGATATGAAGGCAGCATCTAAAATTGTCAAAGAAGAAAATAAAAGAGTTGCGGAACTACTTGGAATTAATCCAGCAGCAAGGACAACTACAGTAAAACCTGCAGGTACAACTTCACTTACTTTAGGTACTTCATCAGGAATTCATGCTTGGCACAATGACTACTACATCAGAAGGGTAAGAGTAGGTAAGAACGAAGCAATTTATTCTTACCTGAAAGAAAATCATCCTGAATTAGTAGAAGATGAATACTTCAGACCACACGATACTGCAGTAATTGGAATTCCTCAAAAAGCGCCAGAAGGTTCTATTTTGAGAAATGAGTCACCAATTCAACTTCTTGAAAGGGTAAAAAAAGTACACGTTGATTGGATTAAACCAGGTCACAGAAGTGGTAGTAACTCTCACAACGTATCGGCAACAGTTTCTATTCGTGAACACGAATGGCCTGCTGTAGGTGAGTGGATGTGGGAAAATAGAGACCATTATAATGGACTTTCTGTTTTACCATACGACGGAGGAACATATATTCAAGCACCTTTTGAGGATTGTACAAAAGAAAGATATGAGGAATTGATGCAAACTTTACATGAAGTTGATTTGTCTAAAATTGTTGAAATGGAAGATGAAACAGATTTGAGTGGTGAGTTAGCTTGTGCAGGTGGTGCTTGTGTTTTAGTATAATAACCTATGGAAAATACAAAAAAAGAAAGGGAGAATCCAAATGAGATTCTCCCTTCTGATTATTACATTGAAAATAATAGAGTAGTCTTCACCGAAGAGTACCATATCAAGAGAGGAACTTGTTGTGGTTCTCATGGTGGATGTAGACATTGTCCATACGAACCGAAAGGTGTAAAAGGAAATACAACTTTAGTTGAAAAATAATCGTTGTATATTTATGTAATATGGCAGATGGTACTACATACGGTCTTTATTTTCCGTTCCAAGATTCAAGAAGGGGTGACTACTTAGCTTTAACAGAATTTGACCAACAGGAAATAAGGTCTGACTTAATTCATTTACTTCTAACTAGGAAAGGGTCGAGGTATTTTTTACCAACTTTTGGGACAAGATTATATGAATATATTTTCGAACCATTTGACGGATTGACATTTAGTGCGATTGAATCTGATATCAGGGACTCGGTGCAACAATTTTTACCTAATTTGATATTGAATAATGTTTCAATAGAACCAATCACCGCTGAAGACCAAGTAGATGGGGATTATACAGGAACTGAGGGTAATCGACTTTGGGACATATATAGGGTACCAGGTAAAGGAACATACGAATATACAGCTAAAGTAAGAATAGATTACTCAATAGGTAATTCGGTGTTTTCTCAGAGTGATTTTGTAATAATCAATATTTAATTAAGATGGCCAATAACAAAATTTCATATACAGTCAGAGATTATCAAGGTATTCGTGCTGAGTTAGTTAATTATGTCAAACAATATTATCCTGACTTAATACAAGATTTCAATGACGCATCTGTATTTTCAGTATTCTTGGATTTAAATGCGGCAGTTGCTGACAACCTACATTATCATATTGATAGAAGTATTCAAGAAACAGTTCTCCAATATGCTCAACAAAGGTCTTCTATATATAATATAGCTAGAACATATGGATTAAAAATACCAAACTTGAAACCGAGTGTTTCTTTGGTTGATTTTTCTATTACTGTACCCGTTTTTGGGGATAAAGAAGACGAAAGGTATTTAGGAACTTTAGTAAGAGGTTCACAAGTTTCAGGTGCGGGGATTGTATTTGAAAATGTTTATGATATTAACTTCGCTTCTCCTTACAATGCACAAGGTTTTCCAAATAGATTAAAGATACCAAATTTTAATTCTAATGGGATATTAATAAATTATACAATAACAAAGAGAGAGTTAGTTGTTAATGGTATAACTAAAGTTTTCAAAAGAGTTATATCAGCTAATGATGTTAGACCTTTCTTTGAGTTATTCTTACCTGAAAAAAATGTTTTAGGTATAACAAGCGTGTTATTGAAAAATGGTACAGATTTTACAAATGTACCGACAGCTGCGGAGTTTTTAGGTTTGGAAAATAAATGGTATGAGGTTGATGCTTTAGCCGAGGACAGAGTCTTTATTGAAGACCCAACAAAAGTCTCTGACCAACCAGGTATCAAAGTTGGAAAATACATTCAGACGAGTAACAGATTTATTTCTGAATTCACACCAGAAGGATTTAAAAAAATGACATTCGGTGGAGGAAGTACTTCCGCACAAGAACAATTAAACGCTTTTACTAACTTAGGCGTTCCATTAACAATAAATAATTATTTCAATAACTTTGCGTTAGGGTCAACATTGACACCAAATTCAACGTTATTCGTTCAATATAGAATTGGTGGTGGGCTTGCAACCAACTTAGGTACAAATGTAATTAATCAAGTAGGTACGGTAAATTTCTATGTTAATGGACCTTCAGAGATTACAAACTCTTCAGTTATCAATTCATTAAGGTGTGTGAATATCACCGCAGCAATAGGAGGTGCAAATGCACCAAATGTTGAAGAAGTTAGAAATTATGTATCATTCAATTTTGCAGCACAAAAAAGAGCTGTTACAGTACAAGACTATGAGGCAATAATTAGGAATATGCCACCTGAGTTTGGTTCGCCAGCTAAGGTTTCAATAACAGAGAATAACAATAAAATTATTGTTCAAATTTTATCATATGATAGTTCAGGTAAATTGACAAATATTGTTTCTAATACTTTGAGGCAAAATATAGCAGACTATCTTTCTAATTACAGAATGATGAATGATTATATTTCTATAACAACTGCACAGGTAATTGATTTGAGTATCGAAGTTTCAGTCGTTTTAGAAGCAACACAAAATTCGGGTCAAATCATAACTGACGTTGTAAATAAAGTTTCGGCATACCTTAATCCACAGATTAGAGAACTAGGTCAAAATGTTTATCTTTCGGAACTCAAAAGTATTATACAAAACCAAGAAGGTGTAATTACTGTTACAGGATTAGACGTTTATAATCTTGTAGGTGGACAGTATTCATCTGCAGAAACTTCTATGGCTTATGAAAATGCAGAAACCAGAAAGATACAACCCGTAGATGACACGTTGTTTGCAGAACCGAGCCAAGTATACCAAGTTAGATATCCGACCAGAGATATCAAAGTTAGTGTCAAGAACTTCCAATCTTCAACCTTCTCTTAATAGGTTTATTTATTTTCTATCCCATTTAGATTTAAGTTGGTAAGTTTTTAAAAATTTGCCCTAAACTATTTATAGATTAAAGGTCTAATGGGTCAAAGCTATCGTATACGAACTGAGCTTGGGATAAATAAATCCATCAATGTTGAACTTAACCAAGATTTCGAATTTTTAGAAATACTTTCACTTAAGATACAACAAGCGGATGTTTATACACGTTCGTGTGCTGATTATGGTGTTGTTGTAGGAAGAGTTACGGCAAACAATGGCTTGGGTATTCCAAATGCAAAGGTTTCTGTTTTTATTCCTGTGGAGGAAGAAGATTTATTAGACAACACAATTAATACAATTTATCCCTACAGAACCATTGATGAAAAAAATGAAGATGGGTATAGATACAATCTTCTTCCATATGAAAAGTCATATAGTAAACATGCGGCGACAGGTACCTTCCCAAGTTCGAGAGATGTTCTAACAAACTCAGTTGCTTCAAAGATATACGAAAAATATTTCAAATTTACTGTAAAGACTAATGAGAGCGGAGACTATATGATATTTGGAGTTCCTTTAGGTTTCCAAAGACTTGTTATGGATGTGGATTTATCTGATATAGGTGAATTCTCACTAACACCACAAGACCTCGTGAGAATTGGTAGAGCAAGTGAAAACCAAGTTAGTGGAAATCAATTCAGGAGCTCGACCGATTTGAATTCTTTACCTCAAATCGTTAGATTAACAAAAATAGCAGAAATATCACCTTTATGGGGAGAACCTGAAATTTGTCAAATTGCAGTAAACAGAGTTGACTTTGATTTGAGAGACGATGCAAATATAGATATTCAGCCCACATCGGTTTTTATGGGTTCCATGTTCTCGACACCTGATAAATTCAGACTCAGAAAAAATGGAAAACCTAAAGATAATATGGGTAATCTTTGTGATTTAGTTTCAGGTCCGGGACAAATTATTGCAATAAGACAGACTATACGACAAGATACACAGGGGAACCCAATACTTGAACAGTATAGATTAGAACAATCTGGTAATATTATTGACGAAGATGGTACATGGCTGACGGAGTTACCAATGAATTTAGATTACATCACAACTAATGAGTTCGGGCAAAGAGTAATATCGTTCGACCCTAATATTGGTGTACCCACTAAAGCAAAATATAGGTTCAAGATAAAGTGGCAACAATCTAAAGATTTAACAATACAAACAAGGAGACCCTATTATTTGGTACCCAACGTAAGAGAGTTTGGATGGGATACTCAAGGGAACTCCGACCCAACTTTCAGTCCGAATGCGAATTTAGTGAAGCAACAAAAAAGTTCATACTATTTCGGATTGGATTGGTCAGGATATACTGAGGGACTTTCGATAGCACAAGCGAATGAAAAAATAGAACAAATAGTAAATTGTGAAGACACTTTCTATCAGTTTGATTTCAACAGAGTCTATACCGTTTCTAGTTTAATAGACCAATGGAAATTAGGTGGTAGAGCAAGATTCATAGGTATAAAAGAAGTTGATGATGATTCATGTTCTTCTACTGTTAATAAATTTCCTGTGAACGAGGGGTTCAAAAATTTTGATTTCCTGTATTTTATTTTTTCTCTTCTATTCCAAAATATACAGTTTATTGGACTGGCATTTTTAATTGTGGCCCATTTTACTGTTGGTGTAATTTATCAAATTATAAATTTTCTTAAAAGTATTTTTGGAGGGAAAACAAAAAGACAAGGGATACCTATTCGTTTACCGATGATAACCTACCCTGATTGTCAAGCTTGTGAATGTAGAGAGACAAGTATTGCAGGTCTTGATGTTAATTTAACTGCAAATGGTAGCTTGACTCCAGTCTCTCTTCCCGAAAAATATATCCAACAATGGGAGGTAATTGTTTCTCAAAGATTGACTAACGATTCAGAAGATTGGCAAGTATTATCCGACATATATGCACAAGCTACAGGTGGGAATGTTAGTAGTTATGTACCGGCAAAATATAAACTTACAAAATCCGAAATAGGAACAACTGAAAAGGGGCAAGACGGTAAGAATTTTGCATATAGTTGGGACTTACCATTTGGTGAAAGGATAAATATTTTCAATTCAAGGTCTTCCTACTTCACTGGTTCAAACAGAATTAAAGTAAGTTTTGCTTCTGACCATGCGAATAATAACAGTCTTTTCCACTACGACAACACTATAACTGTAGTATCACAAAATTTCTATGCTGCAGGTACACTATTAACCACAGTATCCACAGATACATCTGAAGATTATAATTTTAATTTTAGTGGTACTAACGACGCTGGTGAAATTTTTTACGGGATTACTGGTAATACAATAATTGGGCCCTCCGACGCTCAAGTCAAATACGCCGATTTACAAAATCAAACTTTAGATAGAACAGTAACCTATAGGTTACCGTCAGGTTCAACATATACAACTAATGCGTTTCCAATTGATAGGGAATATTTTCAAGTTATCACAGCAATTACAGTTTCTGAGTTTTTTAAAATTGCAAAGAATAACCCCACACCACAAACCTTTGCAGAAGTATTGGGTTCTGATATTAGGGTGACTTGGATGCAAGGTAGGGACACTGTTAATTTTAAAGATAGATTTAATTGGGAGCCATTGAAATTTAAAGATTTGTATGAAAGTTTTGATGAGCAATATGTTCTTATAATGCAGAGGGGAGTTGACCCATATTCACCAAGGTTTACAAACAAATATAATTTAGGTTTGATATTTGGTTCAAATATTGATGATTCAACTTATGTAATAACAGCTAACACAAAAATGAACTTACCAATTCAAAAAGTAATTTCATCTAATTATAGCGTTCAAAGATTTACTCAAGATGAGATGTTATACCCATCATATTTTTTCACACCAGGTTCTGCATACTCCGCATTTACATCAAGTAGTGTTGGGTATTATTCCGCAATAGATTCAACGCTTCAATATATTACAGGTGATTACTTCTCAGTCAATTCGGTAGCGTCTGCACTTTTACAACCAAGACAAATTTTTGGTGCTAGAGGGGTAGTTTGTAATGGGGATATTAATAACTACTATAGTGATACACAAAATTTATCTAGAAAATATGACTTATCCGAAGATTTATCAGGTAATGCCGTTGCGTTTAGTAATTTAAATGGTGCGCAAACGTATGATAGATTTCAATTTTTTTACTTTTCGCCTTCGGCGGTAGTGTATATCAGACAAAATCCTATGAACATTTCTAACAAAAATAGGAATGTTATGAGGAACGATAGGCTACCGACCTCAGACCAAATTGATGGATTGAATTGGTCGGCCAACACATTCATGTTACAACAAAATATAAATTTTATTTTATATGAAATACCTGAAGGTGAGGCAGGGGCATTGGTACCTGGATTTGGTACTGGTTTTGAACAAGTACAACCTGACGTTGAGGGATTACCAAATGCAGAAGTGTTGGATAGTTTTAGTTGTCCGAACATGGTTGGACTTAGTTGTTATTCAGGTAATAGTGGAAGTTTCGGGATATCAACTAATTGTTCAGAAAAAGACTTAGTAGAAAATGGATGTTATGTTTTTTTTACAAATCCTCTATTCGGGGTAGGAAAAGATATTAAATATTTCCAAGAGTGGGGATATAGATTCAGATTTTTCTATGGAGTTTGTAGAGGAGTCCTATCACAAAGTTTTACTAATAACTGGATTAATGGTACTTTATACTCCTTTCCTTTACAAATTGATACTTTTTATAATACTAGTAACAGAGTTAGTGAGGTTAACTTTTGCCGAGAGGTCGTATATTATGAAACACAAAGTAATAATTTCTACTATAGAAGTAGTCCTTACAATATAGTACAAAATAAGTTTGTGGGAAGAAAAAGAAAGTTCGATGAAACAACTGCTGTTAATGAAACAAATTTGTTGTTTCCAACAACAATTATTAATTTAGGTTTTAAAGATTCCTTTTATTCTGAAATTTTAACAGACCCTTCTTCGAATGCATATATACTTGATAGATTGGAGCCTACAAGTTTTTCCGATACTTCTGATTTAGTTAACTTTTTCGTGATATCCAGAATAACTAATAGAAGTTTCTTAAATCAATTTTTTTCTTTTTTTAGTAGGAATAGCTCGATAAATCAGTTATTTACAAGGAATAACAGTAATGTTGTAAGGAATTATAGGGTTGATGGTGATTTTGCGCAACTTATATCAATAAATTCTGAAGTAGGGAATATTAGTTTTTCACCCGAATATTATAGTGTATCATCTTCTAATACAATAAATCCTGCGAATGTATACGGGACTACGAGTAGCCCAACAATCGGTGTTTTTTATTCGTCAACAACTGAAGATTTACAATTTAAAGATTTTATCACACCAGGAAGAATAAATTTCAGACCGACCCCAAGTCACACTGCCACTCCATTTGTATATACTGTGAAGTCACAGATAGTCCCATTCTATCGTTGGCAACTAAAAAGTTCTAATCAAATATTCGGCTCAGAACAAAATAATTGGGCGACAAATAGGGATGATTTATTACAATATCCTTATCAATCTTTGGACAGAACGAATCCTGAACATTACTTTTTAGCTAGAGGTCTACAAAATGATTTGAGTGAGAGAGGTTATATTTTTAATGTCAATGGTGATACTATAGACCAGTATAGTCAAGATTATAGGCCTGAGGGTCCTTATTATAGTAATAGATTTATTGTGGGAGCACCTTTTCATTTTTACTTCGGTACAACAGTAGGTGCAACTGCATTGGATAAGTTTAAAAGAAAATACTCTGTAGATGAATAGATATCGAATTATACCAAGCGGGTTGTCTTACGAGTCAGCGCCACTGATAGACCAGCAGGTTCAGTTATCACTTGAACAACAAGCACAATCTATGGTTGAGTTCGATAGGACTACAAATGTAAGTTTGGCAGAAGTCTATGACCAAGAACGTCAGAGTTGCACGGTTTTTAGACCCACATTCAAAATGACTTACGTTTATGATAACGTACTTACTGGTACTACAGAATATTCGAAATTCAGGAATGAATTGTATTATGTTAATCCACAAGTATCGATATTCAGTAAAGTTTGGTATGGTTACCCACAGTATTACGAATTTGACTTTTATAGAGACGACATTAATAACACACATATTAATTATAAGGCAGTTAGTGCGTATTCTTACAATTGGGATTATTATATAACCTATCCATCACAAAATATTTCAGACAAAAGAATAACTGCAAGTTTGAATGGTAGTTTTTTCGATTGGATTGTTTCTGATGGGATACCATTCAAAATAAGGAGAACTTCAGAAAATGGTGCAGGATTAATTTCTTTCGAATGTATTTGTCCTCATGGATTATCGGCTGGAGAATCGGTGGAAATATTTGTAAACGGAAAACCTTATTTATATAGAACCCAAGCTCTTTTTGATGTCTTTTCATTAGGGAACGAAAAATTTGATAGTGAATCTCACGTATTCAACATTTATAACATAGGTTATACGGGGAGTACGTTTTTCGATGGTATGATTGGTACTTTTAGACGAGTGGTAAATGCATCAATACCTAACGAAACTAGGTCAAAGTATTATGTAAGACAACAAAAAGTTATTTTGGATACCAATGGAATTATTCTAACAAAATCGGGATTTGAAAAAAATCCATTCAAAGATGATTTCAAATTAGAATTAAGTTCAATAACTCCGAATAAAATTACAAGGATATCTCAAAAGACTAGTTCAAGTTCATATACTTTTACAGGTAAAATAGACATTAACATAGGAGGACTATTGGACAATCAATTAAGACCTGTGACAGAGTTACATCTGACAATAATTAATAAGGGATATTCAGGTTACTTCAACAAACCCTTTTTCGATTCAGGGTTGAAACAAGGTTGGGGTTTTAATATAACAAATACAAATAATTCTTGGTGGGATGATAATAATACATTGTCCAAAACAAATATTACAACTTCTTCATATCAAAATACTGATGGGGTAACGAGAACTTTCTATTACAACAACTCACTTAAAGTTGGTGATATTATAGATGGTGACTTATGCGAATGGAACGATTACTTACAAGTCGAAAGAGTCTACTCAAATTATTATCAAAAAATTAAATATAATCAGAGTATCTTTAAGACTACTGAAGGTCAGACAACCAACTCACCTGGATATTATTACAAACCACATAACCCTATTACCTTAAGAACCTTTTCTGATTATGTAGAGACAGGTTCTGTGAACGAAGTAGAGGGGATTCCAAATTACGCATATTATTCGAACGCAGACCAAGAGTTCAGATGGAGAGACTTATACCAATATGGTTTCATAGACTCTCAAGGTGTTGGTGTAGATTATCCATTTATGAATAATGCTCAGTACCCGTTTAAGGATTTTGTTTTTAAATTAATTCCTGATAATGAAGGATATAATATAAATGATGGTTTGTTCGGATTGAATGTACCATTTGACCCAATAATAGATAAGTGTGAATAATTTTATAATAAAACAAATAAATGGTCTGAATAAGCAGATTAATATTCCGATAGAGCTCACTTGGGATTTGGAAGGAATTGATGATGCTATAGACCAGTACGAAACTAAAGCGGTGGAGCAAGTTTTAGGGAGAGGTTATGATTTTGAAGTTGAAAGGTTTCCACATGATAAACATGAAAACAGCGAGAATACTTTCGTCGATTATGAATTTTACTTTTACTCGGGAGGTTCATTAGAGGACCAAACAAATTGGAAAAATAGTTATTTAGGAGAAGGATTCACGGTACAAGATGTTTTTTATTATTCTAATAGTTTTACAAAGTCCTTTTTCAAATTGGATTTTTATGACACTGTTGATGACAAAAGGCAAAAGAATTATTTCACTGTAATTATTCCAACTACACAGGGTAGTGACATGGTTTCGGGGATGGCAAGGGATACTGTCACGATTAAAAAACCAAAGTTCATTTTGGACTACATTGGAGACAAAGAAGGTTTTTTTCTGTATTGGCTTAAAAGTTTGAAGTTTATACCAATCAACACATTCTACATGACTGCAAAGTTTTACAATGCGGAAACAGGTTCTTTCACCAAGCTTTCTAATCAACCACAATCTATTTTTACAAACACAACTTTAGGGAGTAATCTTTATGATTTTGATTATACTACCTTCTTTTACTACAGAGTAGTTTTAGATTATATAGATAAAGTTTATCGTATATATGATATCAAAACAAATGAAAGAGTTGGTACTACAACACCAATAAGATGGTATGAATATCTAAACCCACCTTTATCATGAGTGATTCTTATAGAATAATAATTTCACCTGAAACAATACTTGGAGACATTAGCCAAGTCACATATAGTGGAGAAACCTTTGGTGTTTATTCAGGAATGTCACAGGTTATTTCATCTGGCCCTAATGGAACGTCTACTCTCACTGGGTTGACTGTACCTATCTTACTAAATCAAAGTACGGTAGATATCGGATATTATAGCCCATTTGACGGAGAGATTTCGCAAAAAGATGTAGTGACAAATTTTATTTTTTCTTCAACCACGACTTCACCATACACATATCAAGTTTATAACACTTCAAGTGAATATCAAAAATTTATTGACCTTTCATCTTATTCTATAAATTGGGGTGATGGTAGTCCAATAGAAACTGTAACAGGTTATACACCAAATTTTACGTCTCATAACTATCCAATTGCAAACAAAAAATATCAGATATCTTTAAGACAAGTTAATCCTTGGGGTGTCGTTGAAGTATACAAGACAATCGTTACTCCATTCAAAAATGCTATTATATATAATCCTAAGGGTAGAGCGTTTTTTACTTCGAACATCGGGTCTTGGTCTGCAACACCTATAAGTTATGATTATATTTTTAGTGGTGATGCGGTCAATACTGTACAAGCTCAGGTAAGTAGTGGATACACATCAATACCATTTGTTGTTTCTTCACAAACAACTTCACGATTAACAGAATTAGAACCATATGGTAAATTTACACCACAACAAAGGGTTGGTTTACCAATCATCAAGAATGGGGAGATATACGGTACAATTACAAATATAAACCCTGTTTATACCGCATACACTATACAAAACGTTGATTATTACGACTATTCAAATGGACTCACTTTATTTTTTACAAGTTCATCAGGATTTACTCAAGATAATATCGAGGCAAGACCTATAACGAAAGATGAATCATTGATGAAAATTATCGACCAAGGGCAAATTCAAACAGATGTTTTTGTTGAACGAGGTAAAAACAGTGGGTATGAAAGAATCCAAAGGTTAGGAGAAGTGAGTAGTTTAGGTGCTTTGGAAAATTATGGATACGGATTCTTCAATATAGTAGAAAAAGATGGTGGAGAAACCGCAGAGGGTTTTGAGACATAAACTATTTATTAAATATAATTTTTAGATATGGCAATCGGTACATACGGAACACTAAGGCCAAGTGACGTTTCACCTGAAGATGTGGAGATAATAATGAACTATACACCTTCGAGAGACGTGACAGATAATTTCGTTTTAAAAACCTTGGACGCTCCAACAGTTTTGAGACCTTACTTCAACAATGATGCAACAGGAGGAAATGATGGAGTTGAAGTTTTAGGTGGTTTATATAATTTAACATTACCGGCAAATGAGTTTACTCAACTCGGTATATACACACTTTATTTGAGACCAGCTCAAATAAGAACTGTGATTACGGATTGTGGTGTATTAAGTGCATTACCTAATGTTAAAGGTCTTGTTATTGATTTATCAAATGTCCCGCCAGCGTCTTTAAATAAATTTGTACCACAAGGACTTGTAGGATTTAGAATTGAATATCTAAATAATGACGGTTCAAAAATACCGAACTTCTTCAGAATAATTACATCTTCGTTTTATTGTGAACCTGTGGTAACAAATCAAGTTAATACCACACAAAAAGCTATAAGGTATAGATATGTTGATGGTCAATCAAATCTTTTATTTCTGACTGTATCACCTTCATCTTCACCAACCAACAAACCTAACGCAACTCCGTTTATTGGACAACCCGACCAAGAAATTATTATAACAAATACCTTTTTCAATCCTGTAACATTAGAGATTGAAATGGTTGAATACGATATATCTTCTCTCGCAATTGCTCTTTACGGTAATCAGACCAAAGCAATTGATGATGGTATCTACACAATTTACGACTCTCAAAATAACATCTACAGACAGTACAACCTTTATGAAATTAGAGACCAATTTAACGCTCTTCTTTATGAGGTTAGACAAAGTAGAGGTAATAATATTGATTTTAGTAAAAACTTTAACACCATCACAAGTTAATGGCGGTTATCAGAGACAAATATTTTTATCCCCCGAGACCTGGTAATGGTGCAGGAACATTCTCGGATGATATCGTTGGTTTACAAACGGTAACGGGGGGAGGTTTGACTCAGGGTAACTTTGAATTCACGACATCTGTAGTTGAAAAAGTTAATAGAACTTTCAATATTGGTGCATTTTCTTCACCAATTTCTTTGAGTGATATTGATGTCAACACATTATTTGACAGTAGAATCATACAACAGACACAATTCAGGGTTGTACCTAATTATGATGTATCCGAAGTTTTGAACTTTACCATGTATGGTTCTTTATCAAAAAGATTTGCAGTATCGGCATCAAAAATTATTAATTTCTTTCCAGCTGCGTTGGATATTTTATATACACAAATAAATTTTACTACAGGAGCTACTGCTGTAAATATAGATTACGACCCTGTAGAAAATGAGACATATCTTGAGGTTAACGTTGACAGGATACACAACCCTTTTGATATTGATTTTAGTGTAAGTGCTACAACAAACTTACAAGTAAGAGAACTTGAAACTTCAATATATAGAAATCTAAATAACACTTATTTGAGTTATTGTATATCTCTAAATGAAGTGGAATATAATTTAGTTTCTTTTCAACCATCAACTTCATTATCAAGTGGTTATATAGGATTGTATGTTTCCGGTGCACCATTTGGACTCACGGCAACAACGTGGTATGAGGATTTTGAAATAAGACCTAATACAGTAACGGTAGATAAAGTGTTCGAAGAAGATTTCGATGAAGTTGAAAAGTTTTTACTCAATAGACTTGTAACTCCTGAGTACACTGCAATGTTTAAGGTACCCCAACAGGACGCTTCAGGTCAATTTTATATTGCAGAACAAATTGTGACATGGCCTAAAGATGGTGTTTGGAATTTGGATATTAGGTCATCAAGTTTTGATAATTACTTATCACAATTGGATGCAATTGCGGTTAATTTAGATGAGTTCAAAACGAATTTAATTTCTCGTTTTTTAGTGTCAGGCTCTTTGAAAGACTTCGACACTTTGGGACAGAAAGTAGAAAAAATATTTCAAATATACGGAAGGTCTTTTGACCAAGTCAAACAATTTATTGACGCCTTGGCGTACATGAATTCTGTTAACTACTTACCGCAAGATGATATACCATCACAGTTATTGTATAACTTATCACAAACCTTGGGATGGTCCTCGAACTTTTCACCGATAACAACTGAAAACTTTTTACAAAGTGTTTTCGGGGGAGGAGCTTTAAATGAATATGAAGGTTTATCGAGACCATACACACCTACCGAGTTGAATTATCAATTTTATAGAAATTTGATTTTGAATTCCGCATACCTTTTCAAATCAAAAGGAACGAGGAGGTCAATTGAATTTTTATTGAGATTAATTGGTGCTCCAGACGCGTTGATAGAATTCAACGAAAACATATACCTTGCTGACCAAAGAGTGAATATGGAAACTTTCCGTACAGAATTTGCTCAAATATCGGGAGGAACTTATCAACAAGAGGTTCCAAGTTTATTACCTGGAGAAACATATAGTATAAAAGGACAATTATATACTGCATTTACAACAACTGACATCTACCAAGACGTTGTGGTGGATAGATTAGACTACCCAGTTGACGAGTTTGGGTTTCCAAGGGCACCACGACCGACTGAAGATATGTTTTTTCAAAAAGGTGCTGGTTGGTATGAGAGTACCCCACAACACAGAAGTCCGGACCAAGTTACAATAACGGGTCAGGTTTATACGGGTCAGAATTTTGACATTCAAACTCAGTTAGAACCTTTCACTTATGGGCAACTTTACCTTAACGTGTATAGACAGTTTCCATACATGACAGAGGGATTCAAACTAAGAAAAGTTGTTGATAATAAAAAATCTTGGCTTGAAGATGACAACAAAATAAGAATATCAACAGGAGGAGATTACAATGCCTATTATTTTGCTGATACAGAAAAATTAGTATTGAATGTTAAAAACGTTGAAATTGCATTAAATCCTGGTCAAGGATTAGTTTATGATGTATGGGATGAATCAGTAAAATTTGATTACCCAATTCCTGAAAGTGGATTGACAGTTAATTTTCCTGTACCTGGAGGGGTTGACTCTACTTTCGTAGACCCCGAACCTAAAAAGAAAACTTTCTTCGAGTTCTACCAAACTTTCTGGCAGAACATGATTAATACAAGAAATAGACAATTTATAACAGATGGTAAGACAGGTGGTTATCCAAACTTACAATCTATATTTTGGAAGTACATTGAATCTGAACAAACTGTTGGAATACCAAATAACAAATATACATATCAAAAATTAATTGACTATGTAGTTGGTATGGGTCCATATTGGATGAAGTTGGTTGAACAAATGGTTCCCGCAACGACAATATGGAATACAGGTATAAAATATGAAAACTCAGTACTTCACAAACAGAAATTTGTTTACAGAAGACAAAGAGGATGTCAGTTCATTCCTGTACCGGCACAACCTTGTGAAATTGTATCAAACATATTTAGTTACAATTGTAATACTGAGTATGTCGATTTCTTTATATATCCTTGGTTGAATGGGGATGTATCAGTTTCAAATTTTGACTCCATATTAAATAACCGTATTACAAACTACGTAAACAGTTTAGGATTAACATTGAACGATTGTGTACTTGATAGTGTGAAATCTACATGGTACGTCGACTTGAGGTTATCAAATCAAATATTGATACAAGGGCAGTTCTATGTTGGTTTTGGTAATAATGATGTTCCATCGAACACAGATTGGAAAAATGCTTTGAATTTATATCTACCGAGTTTAGTTAATGATAATCTTGGATATTTTATAAATGGGAACTTCCTCACAATATATAACCTCACACTTACATCGATGAACTTAGGTGAAGAACTCACACTAAATGTTGGAATTAATTTGGAAATCAACTGTGTAGATGGCTAGTTTTCAATATAACATATCAACCACGGGAGCCTGTTCAACTTCAGGAGCAATTAGTCTTCAACTATCTGGAGGTACACCTCCTTACACAGTTCAGTGGACTACGCCAAATCTTGGTGTTGATACGGTTTATTCATTTCCTTCGATAAGAACAGGACTTTCTGCGGGGGAGTATACTGTCAATGTTAATGATAGTTCACTCCCAACCAACTTAGAATTTTTTATTAATATACCAGTATCAAGTGGTGTTTGTGCAAATGTAGCTGGAGTACAGAATACAACATGTGGTTTGAATAATGGTTCAATTACTGGAAGCTCAAGCTCCAATTATTCATCAACTAACTTTTACTTATATTCAGGAACTGATGTTTACATCACATCTGCGGTTACAAATACCAATGAGGCTATATTCCAAAATTTAACCGCTGGTACATATTATTTACTTGTTCAGGATATTGGAGGATGCACGGGTGTCTCAGAGACTATTATTGTTGAAGAGTCTTCAGCGATGGACTTTGGACTCTACGTAGTTCCTAATTCGAGTTGTGGGGGTGCTCCTTTAGGTAAACTTTATGTAACAGGTCAAACAGGGACCGCACCTTACACATATCTTTGGAGTAACAACCAAACTACAAGTTCAATCACTGGTTTGACTTCAGGTAATTATACAGTAACAGTTACAGACGCTGCAGGATGTGTAGTAACCAAAAACGGAGTAATTGTCGATGTTAGCCCTGTTGGTTTTGGAAATTTTATTGTAACACAACCAACTTGTTTTGCAAGTAACGGGGTTGTTACTTTAACCATTACAGGAGGGACAGCACCTTATTACTATTCTGCATCGTCAGGGAACAACGAGATTTCATATGTGCAAACCTTTACTGTTTCAGGTTTACCGTCAGGTTCCTACTCCGTAACAGTGACGGATGCCGCGTTTTGTACCTTCACACAAACAACAGAACTCTTAACACCAAATGGTATTAGTTCTGTTTCTATTCAAGGGAATAACTCAGGTTGTTCAGACAACGATGGTTCAATACAAATCAGTGTTGTAAACGGAACGACACCATATACATATACACTTGTAAATCCAAATGGCGGAACTTCAGTTGTTTCCACATCAAATAATTCCAATACTTTTTCTTCACTATCAGGAGGGACGTATTTTGTTTCCGTTCAAGATTTTTCAGGGTGTTCTTATGGTGATTATGTTACAATAATAACTGAAAATCTTTTCACAATAACAGCGTCAACAACGGGTACTACTTGTGGACAAAATAACGGACAGATAACAATTGTTAAGTCGACAGGAGGCACCGAACCATACAGTTATTTACTCGATGGTGTTGTTCAGGTAGCTAACACGATACAATCTGCAGTGACTTTGACAAATATAACGTCAGGTTCTCACTCGGTTTCGGTGAGTGATGCGAGCGGATGTATTCAAACACGACAAATTTTTATAGATACTTCAGAACCACTCACTTATAGTCTAATATCAACAAGTTGTGGCACTGGAGACCAAGGAACTATGACAGCATTTATTTCTTCAGGGGAACCTCCATTTACATTTAGTTGGTCCAATAATGTTGTTGGTAATCCACAGTCAATCACTGTTACAGGATTAACAGCTGGCACTTATAGTGTAACAGTAGTTGATAGTCTTGGTTGTTCCCTAAGAAGAAGTATGGTTGTAAGTTGTACTCAGAACCTCATTTCTTATCAAGTTTATGTTATGGGCAACGAGGATTTTCAATCCAAAGGGGGTTCTAAATGTGGTCTTTTACAAATGATGAATGAAGGTTTTTACGACTTAACTTTGACCAATACAAATTGTAATTTGATAAGTGCGGATTTCATTGCGAAGGTTACAGTTGAACCTTTAGGAAGTGTTTACACAAGTCAGTTCTTCACTACGAATTCTTTACTTGTTGCACCTTCGGATAATCAATGGTATAATGCAATAGAGACACTTTTAATGACAATTTCTGGAATTATTGGTGTAAGTATAGATGCTTTGAACAATAAAATAACAATACAAACAAACGTAGACGGTCCATTACAAAATCAGATTCTGACAATAGATGTTTTGATTGAGTATGACGTAAAATGTGAATCATGACACAGATTAGAATAGATGGTATTACTGGGGTTACTTATCCTGTTGACCTGTATGTTGCAGACATATACGGAAACAATAGGTATTTTCTTGCCACTATTTCTTCAGGTCCTGTCCCACCAGAGTTAGCTTATACCACTTTACCTGCAATATTTGACACAGCGCCATCGGTCATGTTGATTATGATTGATGCAAACGACTGTCAAAAATTTGAAATATTGCCTTGTGAAATTGCATCACCAACCCCAACTCCAACACCTACAATTACTCCATCAATTACTCCGACAATATCAGTAACACCATCCATAACACCAACAAATGAACCAACACCTACAGTAACACCAAGTAACACAGCAACACCTACAGTAACACCAACAGTTACTCCAACTAATTTCGAAACACCAACACCTACTGTAACTCAAACTATAACTCAAACTCCAACTTCTACAGTAACACCATCTGTAACAGAAACTCAAGGAATAACTCCGACACCATCTGTTACTCCAACAATCACTCCAACAGAGACAGAAACTCCGACACCTACACCAACTTCAACAGAAACACCTACACCAACTCCATCGGTAACAACAACTGTAACCCCTACGGTTACCGAAACACCTACCCAAACTCCAACACCATCATTAACACCGGCAATAATTACAACCGCTTACTTGATTATGGATGTCAATACTGTGGCTCAAAGAAATGATTTGGCTTCGTACATGTTAAGTCAAGGAAGTACGTGGGGTGGATTTAATATAGGTAACCCATTAGGGGCACTAGGTGATAGTCCATTAGATGTTAATACACCGGCTGTTGCTACGGGTGCTGCGGGTATGCCAAACTCACCGGCAATTACAACCGTTACTAATGGTGATGTAATTGTTTCATTAGGATTCTTGGATGACGAGGTGGTTGCATCTTCAGTACTTGCACCTACAGGATATAGTTTGATAGGTGCAGCACAATACGGTAGTATCGAAAACGGGGCTACTGTGATGGCGGCATTCACACAACAAGCAACTGCTGGACTGACAAATCCTGGAGTATTTGGGGGAACTGGAAGTGACGTTTGGGTTGCTTCAACAATTGCCTTGAGACCTGTTGCAGGTGCAATACCACAAATCTCATACATAGGTCAAACACAATCAACAACAACATCAATTACATTACCTGCAGGATTACAAGAAAATGATTTGGTAGTTATTGCAAGTGCGAGTGATGCAACGGCACAAACCTTACCTGTAGGATATACTAATGGTCAAAATGGAAACCAAGGAGTACAGTACAGGTGGTCTTACAAGTTTATGGGGGTTACACCTGATACTACAGCAACAGGATTGTCACCAACTTCTGTACACATAGCATTTGCGTTCAGAGGAGTGAGTGGTCCAGTTCTTGCACAACAAAACTTCAACAATAGATTTAATGCTTATATGAGTTACTCAGGATGGGGAACTACACAACCAGCAATATTGACGGCACCAATATCAAACTTGACAAGAGGTGTTGATTCATTTGGTGTACCTGTTGTTGCGGGAAGATTCCAAACTACAATAGTTTCTGGAAATACACTTCCTGTTACAGGTGGTCAAAGTCCTCAAGCTTGGTACACATGGTTCGTTCCGACAGGAGCAACACCAGGACAAGCATACACTGCTTTATCTATAAGTAGAAACCCAACGACACAACAAGAAATTGCAACAACACTTAACTTCTACAACAGGGTTGTTAATTACACCGGCTCTACAAATATACCTGCGGGATACTATAGAGTTTATACTTCATATTCACAAAATGGTTTAAGACCAAGATTAAACGGACAAAACTTCTACTTTAGAGGTGGAAATAATCGAGTAAACCTTTAGTAAAAAAATTATAAAAATATTTATAAGAAATGCCGATAGACGAAACTAATTCATTACCGATTATTAACTATGGGGGAGACGATAACTACCTAGAAATGGGTAACGATGGGCTTATTACCTTCCAAGGTGTAGGGCCATTAGTTCCGTTACCACCAACCAATGACGGTATTACATGGGATGTGTACAACATTGGTGGATACATGTCGGTAAATTTTCTTTCTGATTTACTTTTTACTATACCTTCAGGAACTACAGGAGAAGTTGTCGATATTAATACGACAATCCCAATTGATTTTGATTATTTTGAGCCGATAGGTTTTCCAAACGTTCTTCATCTCAATAATGATGGAATTTCATCAGGTAGAAGAAAAGTTGGTATGCTTGTTTATGTTGCAGAAACAAATAAGGTTTATCAATTTTCATTTGAAAATTACTCACAATTATATACAGACGCATTAGCGTCGGGAGCTTTATACGAATTCTATTCTGAATTCACATACCCAACAGACCCTCCGGGGACAAAAGAAATTATTACTTCAATTGAGTGTAATTCGAGTACACCTGAGGGTGTTGCATTTATTGATGCGTGGACAGGTAATACAATCGAAGGTGTTGATGGTGTTGATAGAAACGATGCTAAGTGGAAAATATTTCCATTAGACATTTATATAACTGGAGGTACATATTTCAGTGCCACTTCCACCTTGGATTTATACAATAATACGGGTGGTACAATTTCTATTACAGGACTGACAACAAGTAACCCACTCACAATATCAAGTGGGGGAGTACCTATTGCTTCAGGAGTTACCTCAATAGATTTTGTAGGTTCGGGTATAACCGTCACAAGTAGTGGTAGTTCGGTAACTGTAACACTAAGTGGAGAATCGGGAAGCTCAGGTACTTCTGGTTCATCAGGAACTAGCGGTAGTTCAGGCACATCAGGTTCAAGCGGAACTTCTGGTTCATCAGGTACGAGTGGGGTTGATGGTGTATCTGGTACTTCAGGTACATCAGGTTCAAGTGGAACGAGTGGTGTTGATGGAGTCTCAGGAACCTCAGGTACCTCCGGTTCATCAGGTACTAGTGGGGTTGATGGTGTATCTGGTACTTCAGGTACATCAGGTTCCAGTGGAACAAGTGGCTCGGCAGGAACATCTGGTTCCGATGGTAGTTCAGGTACAAGTGGTTCATCGGGAACATCTGGGTCTGATGGTAGTTCTGGTACATCCGGTTCTTCAGGTACAAGTGGTTCGTCAGGAACATCTGGCTCTGATGGTAGTTCTGGCACATCCGGTTCTTCAGGTACAAGTGGTTCGTCAGGAACATCTGGCTCTGATGGTAGTTCTGGTACATCCGGTTCATCAGGAACTAGTGGTAGTTCTGGTACATCCGGTTCATCAGGAACTAGTGGTAGTTCAGGTACTTCAGGTTCTAGTGGAACAAGTGGTTCCTCGGGGACATCGGGTTCTAGTGGGACGAGTGGAAGTTCTGGTTCCTCAGGTTCATCAGGAACGAGTGGTGTTGATGGTGTGTCAGGTACTTCGGGCACCTCTGGGTCAAGTGGAACTTCAGGTTCTTCAGGGACTAGTGGAACATCTATTAAACTTTCAGGTAGTTCAACATCCTGTATTTTACTCCCACTTTCTTTGTGTATTACGCCAACACCAACATCTTCAGAAACACCGACACCGACACCTACTTTAACTATAACACCTTCGCAAGGAGTATCGCCAACACCCACACCTACTTTAACTTCAACCCCAACTGAACAGATTTCTCCTACTCCTACACAATCTCAGACAGAAACACCAACTATAACCCCTACTAATACTCTAACACCAACTAATACAGTTACACCTACAAGTACAGAAACGCCAACTGTGACACCTTCTAATACTTTAACACCAACTAACACAATCACACCTACAAATACACCAACTCCAACATCAAGCTCTGTAGTTGGCGCGGTCGTTAATATGACATTATTAGAAGTGGGAGGTGATGTTGTATTGTCAGGTGCGGGAATTATGAATTTAACTTCGTTGACTAATGTTCAACCATTCTTTAGAGGTTCAAGTATTGCTCCATCAGTTTCTCAATTTACATGTGGACTTGCAGGTCCTGGTCCATTCAATAGTAGGCTTTACACAGGTGCAACATTTAACTCACCAACCAATTTTGGTACGGGTAATCAAACAGTTGGTAGCTCAGGTACAGGTGACTTCTTTGGTGTTACTTTCGCAGTATCAAATAACCAACTATTTGTTCAATCAGGATATACATCAGGTTCATTCATTAGTGGAACAACAACATTTAATTCAACAACATTATCAACTTTAGGAGCAACACCAGGAACATATACTTGGAGTTGGGGTTCAGGTCCAACACTTAGTTCAATAATAATGGTAGTCGGAACCCCTTCAGTGACACCTACACCAACACAAACAAATACACCAACAATTACACAAACACCATCACCGAGTCCCGTAACTTGTGATTGTTACAGGTTCCAAAATGAAACTGGCACCTCTGACGATATAACTTATACTAATTGTTCTGGTGTTGAAACAACAATTACTATGGCACCATCAGAAATACAATATAAATGTGTGAGAAGTGGAACTTCGATAACAACAGCATCCATAACCTTCGTACCATGTACAAGTCCAACAACATGTACTGACGACACAGAGTGTTCTGGTTGTAGTTTTTAAATTATGAAAAAATAAAATGGAATTACAAACACCATATTGTCCGATAACTATAACCGCTTCAACAGGTATGGACTTCGTTGTAGGAAGTTTTATTCAACTAACGTATGATGTTAATAATTTCATTTTAGCTCAAGTTGATTCTTATGACCCAAATACAGGTGAACTAACTTTTACACCGTATTATTATGAAGGGTCGGGCAATTTTTGTAATTGGGAAATTTCTTTAGCAGGATTAGGAGGAACAAGTGGAAGTTCTGGCACAAGTGGTTCCTCAGGCTCTAGTGGAACATCTGGCTCATCAGGAACATCAGGAAGTTCTGGTACATCAGGTTCATCAGGTACAAGTGGTTCTTCAGGAACATCAGGAAGTTCTGGTACATCAGGTTCATCAGGTACAAGTGGTTCATCAGGAACTAGTGGAAGTTCAGGAACATCAGGTTCAGATGGTTCTTCAGGTACTAGCGGAAGTTCTGGTACCTCAGGCAGTTCAGGTACAAG